GAATGCTACGAAAGAATGGATCCCGACACGTATAGCGATGTGTGGAATGATCGTTGGTTGAAGAGATACGCAACAGCACAAATCAAAAAACAGTGGGGTGAGAACCTCAAGAAGTTCGAAGGAATACAAATGCCTGGAGGGGTAGTATTCAACGGTCAGAAAATTTGGGATGAAGCATCAGAAGAACTCGCTCGATTAGAAGATGAGATGACGCAATCATATTCTCTGCCCGTAAACGACATGGTAGGATAAAATGGCTCGTAACGCATTCTACAATCAGTACGAACAGGCCTACTCTGAACAGTCTCTTGTCGAAGATCTAATCATAGAAGCAATTCGCATCTATGGTATCAATACGTATTATCTACCCAGAACACACGTTAATCTTGATTATCTTTATACAGAAGATACTCTGACGAAATTTGACGATGCACTTGAAATGGAAATGTATGTAAAGACATACGATGGATTTGTAGGTCAGCAAGAGTTTCTATCTAAGTTTGGATTACAAACTGACGAGTCAATTACGTTTACGATTTCTCAAAAAAGATTTACCCAATCGTTAACAGAATCTTTATTGACAGAATACAATCATAACATTATCACAGAAGATGGTGATACATTGACTGCTGAGCAAGCTTATGATTATTCTGATATTATCAGGCCTAGAGAGGGGGATTTAATTTATCTTCCACTAGCAGGATTCATCTATGAGATCAAGTTTGTAGAGCATGTTGAAACATTCTTTCAACTTGGCAAACTATACACCTACGAAATCAAAGCGGATAGATACGAATACTCTAGTGAAATTATTGATACCGATATTGCTGAGTTGGATGCTATTGAAGATGAATATAGTGCGGATACATCAATCAATGCTGCGGTAGAAGATGCAGATGACACCGCAGATAATGCATTTATTGAGACTAGAATTAACGATGATGACATATTAGATTTGTCGGAAACAAATCCTTTTGGTACTTAGTATGAGGCTACACAGTAATACTAACACAATGTCAAGGGTTTGTCAAGAGAAATAGGAAAAAAATATGATATTTGGCCACGATTTTTACCACAGTACGATCAGAAGATATGTCATTATGTTTGGCAACATCTTCAACGATATGCAAGTCAAGAGATTTGACTCGCTAGGCGCTGTGGTGCAAACTCTAAATGTCCCTATATCATATGGACCAAAACAAAAACAAATCGAACGAGTGTTAGCGGATCCAGACTTTGGTCGTGCAGTATCAACAATTCTTCCTCGTATTGGATTTTCTATGACCAGCATGGGTTACAGTCCGGCTCGAAAACTGAATACATTTTCTAAGTTTACTGGAACTAAGGACACTAACTCTTTACACACACCAACGTCGTATGCTCCTGTTCCCTATGATTTCAATTTTCAATTGAGCATATTGGCAAAGAACGCTGAAGATGGTACTCAAATGATCGAACAGATTTTACCATTCTTTACACCTGACTTTACAGTGACGATGAAAGTGCTATCTGATGTAAATGCGACAATGGATATTCCGATTGAACTGGGGAACGTTACTTCAGACGATAGCTATGAGGGTGATTACGGAACAAACCGAATTCTTAGTTGGGATTTAGATTTCACAGTGAAAGGTTATTTGTTTGGACCTGTAACTAACAATAAATATATCACACAAGCGGAAGTTGCGTACTTCCAGTGGGATGCTACTGAGGCTGATACTACAATAACGTTCACTGGAGACACTAATTTTGATATTACGGAGACTACATCGTGAAGAAAACTATGGACGAAAAACTCAGTGATATTTTCAATATTGAGCCAACAATTATTGAAGGTGATGTGGTTGAAATCGGAGAAGAATCTTTACCTGTTTCTCAAAGAGAATCTTTACCTGTTAGCAAGGAAGTTCTCAACATTGACGATGATTACGAATATGCAAGGAACAATCTGAAAGGGTTGATTGAAAATGGTAAGAATGTTATAGAAAATATTATGTACCTAGCAAAAGAAGGAGAGTCTCCTCGTGCGTATGAAGTTGCAGGTCAGTTGATTAAAACGATTGCAGATACTAACAAAGACTTATTAGATTTATCTAAAAAAGTCAAAGATGTCAAGAAAGACGAAGAAAAAGCAAAAGAACAAGGCGTAACTAACGTAAACAATACATTATTTGTTGGAAGCACTGCAGAACTACAAAAACTTATCGGAAAATAATATAATATGGCGACAACTCAATACCTTGGCAATCAAAATCTAAAGGCTGCCGGTGTTGCGATTGATTTTACAAAAGAGCAGATTGAAGAGTATGTCAAGTGCTCTAAAGATCCAGTTTATTTTATCATCAATTACTGTAAAATCGTAACGCTAGATCACGGGCTTCAACCATTCAATCTTTATGATTGTCAGATCAATAAGATAAATGTTATTCACGATAATCGCCGTATAATCTTAATGGAAGGTCGTCAGCAAGGTAAGACAACTACTTCCGCTGCATATATTCTTTGGACGACATTATTCTCTCCAAATAAAACTGTTGCGATACTTGCTAACAAAGCCGCTGCTGCAAGAGAAGTGTTGTCTCGTTATCAATTAATGTATGAACACCTACCTGTTTGGCTACAACAAGGCGTCACCACTTGGAACAAAGGTGATATCGAATTAGAAAACGGCTCTAAAGTATTTACTGCAGCAACATCATCTAGTGCAATTCGTGGACGTTCTGTTAATATGTTGTATGTAGATGAAGCGGCAATCATTCCTAATACTGTCGCAGAAGAGTTCTTTACTTCTGTATATCCTACGATTTCTGCTGGGGAAACAACAAAGATTCTGTTGTCATCTACACCCCTTGGATATAATCACTTCTGGAAATTTTGGAATGATGCGGAAGAAGATAGAAACGGATTTGTAAATCTTTTTATACCATATTGGGAAATACCTGGTAGGGATGAAAAATGGGCTGAAGAACAGCGAAGATTGTTAGGCGAACTAAAATATAATCAAGAAGTTTTGTGTAAGTTTCTTGGATCCAGTTTGACTTTAATTAACGCCGATACGATATCGCAAATGTCTGCTATTCCACCTTCAATGCAAAAAGACGGACTAGATGTGTTCAGTCTGCCTGAAGAAAAACACACATATATTATGGTCGCAGATACAGCAAAAGGAGTTGGTGGGGATTTTTCTGCATTTACTGTTATTGATATTACAGAATCTCCTTTTAGAATTGTAGCAAAGTATCGCAATAACAGAATTAGCCCTATGCTTTATCCTTCTGTTATATACGAAGTCGCAAAAAAATATAATGAAAGTTTTGTGCTGATCGAGATTAACTCATCGGAGCAAGTTGCGCAAATTCTATATAACGAATATGAGTACGAAAACATTTTATTTGTTAGTAAGACATCCAAAGGGCAAAGAATTTCTAGTGGATTCGGTAGTTCAGGTAAAGCGGAATTTGGTGTCACAACAGATAAAAAGGTCAAAAGAATTGGTTGTACAACACTAAAGTCTTTGGTTGAAGAAAAGAAACTTTTAATTACGGATGCGGATATTATCTCAGAAATTTCTACGTTCATCGAACGCAAAGGAAGCTATTCTGCAGATGAAGGATACCATGATGATTTAGTGATGACGCTTGTTTTATTCTCTTGGTTATTTACCGACCCGTATTTTAAAGATCTTACCGACATCAACATTAGACAAGATATGTACAAATCTCAGATTGAAATGATTGAGAATAGTATTGCACCCTTTGGTTTTATAAATAATGGATTGGATAATGAAAGTTATGTTGATGAATCTGGTCAAACTTGGAATGTAGTAGGATTCGACGACTACCATTGAAAAATACGTTTTTTATAAATAATCTACGTATGGAAAAACAACTTTTGAGTAATTCCTATTACAAATCTTAACGAAGGAGAAAAATAATGGCAATTAGCTTACAATCACCCGGTATTAAAATTACCGAAGTCGATCAGATTACCAGTGTTGGTTCTGTCGGCACAACTACGGGTGCTTCAGTAGGAGAGTTTTCATGGGGACCTATCGATTACCCAACGTTAGTAACGGGTGAGCAGGATCTTGTGTCTAAATTCGGCGCTCCAAGTACTAGCAACAACGTAGACTTTCTATGCGCATCAAGTTATCTTGCGTATTCAGCATCTCAGTATATTGTACGTGTCGCCAATGGTGCATTGAATGCAGTGTCTGGTGCTACCGCCGCTGGTATTCTTGTAGCGAATGATGACGCCTATGATGGCACAACATTCGTCATTGGAACTCATGGAGAATTTATTGCACGTCATGCGGGCGCATTGGGTAACGCAATTAAAGTTGTTGTTGCTGCTAATGCCACCGCACACGGCCACACTTCATTTGATGATTATAGAGGTTTCTTTGATGTAGCACCTGGCACTTCAGATTATGCTGCTGGTGTTGGTGCTTCTGCCGACGAAATGAATATTGCAGTTATCGACGCAACTGGACAAATCACAGGTGTTCCTGGCACACTCCTCGAAAAGTATGAGCTTGTTTCTAAAGCCTCTGACGCTCGTGGAATTGATGGTGGATCTAATTTTTATAAAACAGTAATCAATAATCAATCTAAGTATATTCGTGTAGCCGCATATCCAGCAAGTAGCGATTGGGGTACAGCCGCACTTGTTGCAGGATCACCTACAGCTTATACAGATGATGGCGGAACTGCTGCAACTGCTGCAGTAGAGCATCAAATGGAAGCGGGTGTTGATGGAACTGTTAGCGATGCAGAACGTGTATCAGGCCTTGGTGAATACGAAAACAAACTGAATACTTCAGTTGATGTTATCATTTGTGGTCCTGGCGGAGCAACTGTAGCAAATGAAGCAGCAAGAATTGCTGGACTTCGTAAAGATTGTGTTGCAGTATTCTCACCACTTCAGTCAGATGTTGTAAGTAATGCAGGAAGTGAAGTTTCTGATATCGAAGCTTGGGAAGCAACCGTTGCAAGCGCTCGTGGAACTTACAGCATCGCAGATGCTAACTGGAAGTATGCGTATGACAAATACAACGATACCTATGTTTGGGTACCATGTAACCCAGACGTTGCTGGATGTATTGCACGAGTAGATGCTAATCGTGATCCTTGGTTCTCACCTGCTGGTTACGAAAATGGTCGAATCCAAAATGCTATTCGCTTAGCCTGGAATCCAAATCAATCAGAACGTGATACATTGTACAAGTTGGGTATCAACTCAATTATATCACAGCCTGGTCGTGGAACAGTTCTCTTTGGAGATAAGACGTTCACTCAGAAGAAGACTTCTTTCAGTCGAATCAACGTTCGTCGCCTCTTCATCACTATGGAAGATGTTATTGGAGATTCTGCTGGGGACGTACTGTTCGATCAAAACGACGAGTCTTTGAGAGAAGGTTTTTCTTCTTTAGTAGAAGCATACTTAACTACAGTACAAGCTGGTCGTGGGATCACTCAGTTCAAAGTTGTGTGTGATGATAGCAATAACCCAACAGAGGTTGTGCAAGCAAATGAATTTGTTTGTGACATTTTTGTTCAGCCTACTGCTTCAGTTAACTTTATTCAATTGAACTTCGTATCTGCTGCTGGAGACACTGCATTTACGGAATCCGAATAAATAGATAACTTAGGAGAATAAAAATGGCGATTGCAACACTATCACGAATCCAAAAAGCTATTGGGGCGGGCGCTCGCCCCAATCAGTTTAGAGTTACCATGTCAGGTGGTATTAACGCCACTGGTGAGAGTCAATTATCGTTTTTAACAAAAGCTGCAGCACTACCTAACAGCACACTAGGATTAATTGAAGTTCCTCATGTTGGGGGTCGCCGACTTAAACTTGCTGGGGATAGAACATTTTCTGAGTGGACAACGACTGTGCTGAATGATTCAGAATTTAACGTTAGAGATCAATTAGAATTGTATCAAAAAAGGTTTGTGAATACTTTTCAGAATTCCGGCACCATCGGCAACAGGAAAAATCAAGCATTAACGACTATAACCGTTGAACAGCTAGACATTTCCGGACGAAGAATACTAGCATTCCAATTACGGGACTGTTTTATTAGTGAAGTTGGAGCTATTGATCTTTCTTACGATTCTACAGACACTATCGAGGAATTTCCTGTGACTTGGGTATATTCATACTACCAAGTTAAGGGAACATTGTAAGGAGAAAAATAATGTCATTTTCAGTAACAAAATTTCAAAAACAACTTGCGTCTGGCGCTCGCCCCAATCTATTTGATATTAGTATTTCCGGCGCACCAGTTCAGCTACCTAATGTTCCTTTATTGTGTAAATCAACTACCATTCCGGCGTTTACAGTCGGTGTTGTAGAAGTCCCTTTTAGGGGTGGTCGAAGAATTAAAGTGCCTGGTGATAGAACATTTGGTGATTGGAGTGCCACATTTATCAGCGATGAGAAACAAAAACTTTATTTTGGTTTTCAGCGATGGATGGATACAATTAAAGGTTTAAACTATACGGTTGACGGTAGCCTTGGTGCTACCACATTGACCGATTATGACAGTACGGTTCAAATTAAACACTATGATGATAATGGTAGAGTAATTAGCAGACATTATCTTTATCAAGCATTCCCTACGGATATTGGTCAAGTTGATTTGAGCTATGACAATACAGACGTAATTGGTGAATTTACTGTAACTTTCCAGTACCAGCATCAAAATGACACTAACTAAATTGCTAGTTTAGTAATAAAAAGAAGGGGGCTTTTGCCCCCTTTTTTATTGACATCTATTTTTTATTATTATAAATAGATCATCAATATTATTAAATACGGGAAATAGGAATGGCGTTTACATTATTTGGATATAAGATTGGAAAAGATGAGCCTCAAAGAGAAGCTCTGAAATCTTTTGTTCCACCTACAGACGATGATGTTGCTATCTCAGTTAGTGGCAGTGGTGTCTATGGAACTTATGTTGATTTGGAAGGTCTTGCTCGTGGTGATTCTGATTTAATTCGTAAATATAGAGATATGGCACAGCAATCGGAATGTGATGCTGCAGTCGATGATATTGTCAACGAAGCGATTGTATATACACAAGAAGATTATCCTGTACAAATCATCCTAGATCAGATCGAACAGTCTGAAGCATTCAAAAAGAAAATACGTGAAGAGTTTTATCATGTGATGAAACTTTTAGATTTCAACAATCAAGCATACGACATTTTCCGTCGATGGTACGTGGATGGTAAAATCTATTATCATATGGTGATCGATGAGAAATCCCCTAAGAAGGGAATTCGGGAGATTCGTTATATTGATCCTAGAAAGATCAAGAAAGTAAAAGAGTTGCCTAAGAACAAAACATCTCCTGGCATCAACGAGTCGCTCTACAATAAACCTATTGAGTATTTTTTATATTCAGAAAAAGGATTCGACAAGGACGCTAACAACGGATTGAAGATTTCTCCAGATTCCGTCTGCTATGTACATTCAGGTATTGCAGATAAAAACGGAAAAAATGTTATATCACATTTGCACAAAGCAATTAAGCCTTTAAATCAGTTGCGCATGCTTGAAGATGCGACTGTAATTTATCGTATTTCTCGTGCACCTGAGCGTCGTATTTTCTATATCGATGTAGGTAATCTTCCTAAGATGAAAGCGGAACAATATCTGCGAGACATTATGCAAAAGTACAAAAACAAACTTGTGTATGATGCAAATACAGGTGAAATTAGAGATGATAGACGTTACCAAACAATGCTTGAAGACTTCTGGCTCCCACGTAGAGAAGGTGGTCGAGGAACAGAAATTACTACATTACCTGGTGGTCAAAACCTTGGAGAAATTGAAGATGTATTATATTTTCAAAAGAAACTCTACAAGTCTCTTAATGTTCCTGTGTCACGATTAGAATCCGACGCTGGGTTTTCATTAGGAAGAGCATCAGAAATTACACGAGATGAAGTGAAATTCAGCAAGTTTGTCGCTAGGCTTCGTTTGCGCTTTTCGCATTTGTTTGATAAGTTGTTAGAAACACATTTACTATTGAAAGGTGTATGTACCAAGCAAGAGTGGTTAGAATTAAAAGAGAACATCTATTACGATTACATTTCTGATTCTCAATTTGTTGAGATGAAAGAAGCGGAAGTAATGCGAGAGCGCTTAGCTATGTTGACAGAGATTGATCCATATCTAGGCAAATACTTTTCTAAATCATATATTCAGAAAAATGTTCTTCGATTGACTGAAGAAGATATTGAAGATATGGATAAGGAGATAGATAAAGAAGATCAAGATAACGAATATGATGAGCCAGAAAAGGCACCGGCAAATAAGCCTAACCCTACTCCGACAGAAGAAAGCTTTGAGTTTCACTTTAAGGAAACGGAAGACCAAGATCACTTGGCGAAGTCTATGACAAAGTTTTTTGATAGTTTGGTAGAAGAGGCGGACGATGAGCACACCGAAAAATAAATCTCTAATTGAAGATGCATTTGGGGTTGCTGCTTCTATTGCCTATACTAAAAAAGAAGTAGCCAAACTCGAAACTAAATTATTAGGAGCCCTTGAAGAAGTACAAACAATTCAAGGTCCAGTGGGTTTGCAAGGCTCTCAAGGTTTACGTGGTGAGAGGGGACCAAAAGGCGACCGAGGCGAACGTGGTTATGTGGGACAAAAAGGGGATACTGGAGATATTGGACCTATTGGTTCGACCGGGCCCAAAGGAGATAAAGGTGATGAAGGTGAACAAGGGATACAAGGTGAGCCCGGTATTCAAGGCGAGCAAGGACCGGTTGGTCCGCAAGGAGAGCGAGGAGAGTCGGGCCCGCAAGGTGAAATTGGTCCGCAAGGCCCCGCAGGAGAGCGTGGTCTACAAGGCGAACAAGGCATCCAAGGAATACAGGGAATTCCTGGTGTTGATGGCAAAGATGGAAAGGATGGCGCACCTGGCGAGAAAGGTGAAAAGGGTGAGCCTGGGTCTAGAGGAGAAAGAGGCGATATAGGGCCTCAAGGACCGAGGGGTGATACCGGACCTCAAGGAATACAAGGTGAGGCAGGAACTCCAGCAGACGAAGAATCAATCCGCAAAGAGATTGAGGAATTTGTTTCTAAAACAGAAGACAGTATTTCTGAGTTTACTCAACAGATCGGTGAAAAAGTTGATGACTCGGATAAATACTTAAAAGATTTTGAACTCAAACTCAAGAGAGATTTAGAAAAGAGTTTGAATGAAATGCGAGCAAGAATCGCTAACGGATGGGGAGGTTCCTCCGGTGGTGGTTCTGTTCGTATACTAGAAAACGATGACGTAGAATTCAAAAAGCGTCATCAAGTTGAAGGTGATGCAATCCTTATTTTTGATGCTGCAAAACAGAAGTTTGTATCAGAATCATTTCAGTCAGTTATAGATAGATTAGAATTAACAATTGGAACGGCTTTAGAAGTGCAATACGATAAACTAATAGACACTGAAGGTGACTACACATATATTGGTGAAGCAACTCCTGGCACAGCAAAGAATGCTGCGACATGGAGGATAAAACGTGTGTACGAACAAGGCGATGACTTAGAAATTATTTGGGCGGATAATACTGCAGATTTTGTAAAAGTTTGGGATGACAGAGCAACATATGAATATGATGCAGGATGATTTTTTTATAAATAATAAATAGTTTAACCAACCTTTTGGAGTAAAAAAATGGCAAAGATAACCTCGGCGGCAACTCTTACCCGTGATATGGTAACGATTGAAACGTCAACAAGAGATATTACTTTGACCAAGACGGGCGCATTATCAGATGATGGTGTGTCACTTCTTGCATTATATTCATACCTTAAGTCTGTGTGGCGAATTACTGATTTCGACATTGCAGCAAACGGCGCAAGTTCAGGAACTACAATCAATTTAGCGAATACTACTAATGTATTGCCCGGAATGAAAATCACTCTTTCGGGTGGTGCTGGGGTATTGAATGGAGACACCTTTGTGGAATCAGTTGCTACGACTTCTATAGTCGTTAATACTGCACCATCCACTCCTCTGAACGGAAGTGAAACGGTAACGTTTATCAACCACTTGATTGAGTATCCTTTCCCTCTCGTAGCTATTACACCAGAACAGTTCATTTTCTCGTTTGATTGGACAATGGTAGATGACACATCACGATATTTGATTCGTGACGCTGGATGGCAAGAAGAAACTTCTGCTGGCGTAACTAATCAGCAGTGGACTGGTGTTGTCACACTGGGAGCAATCGATACAGTTACAGGTGTTACAAGTACCGACGCATCACAAGATACTACATTTACTGTTAGCTCCACAACTGGTATTACCGCTGGTATGGAAGTTCGTGTACTAAGTGGAGGTACTGGAACAGTTCCTGCAGACACTA